GAGGCGGGAGGCGTCGGTGATGGACAGGACGGACAGGAGGCGGTCGGTGTCGATGCTGACGCGGTTGATGTCGTGCTGGGTGACGAAGGCGGTCTGATACGAGGAGAGGCTGCGGGCCTCGTTACTTAGCCGGCGAAGGGTCGCGGCGAGTCGGTCGGTGTTGGTCATTTGAGGATGGTGCGGATGCGGGAGAGCGTGACCTCCTTGACCTCGCCCTTGAGGACTAGGAAGGTGCGGAGGTTGGAGCGGTAGAGGGTGGGCATGGTCTCGGCGGTCCAGTCCTTGAGGAGGCGCTCAAAGACGATTGCCGTCTTGGCTGACACTTCCACGTAGAGCATGGAGTCCAGGAGGATGATAAGGGCGAAGGGTTTGCGTTGGTCGACGTAGGCTTGGGCGGTCTTGTAGACGGAAGATGGGACGGATTTGGCGTTCATCTTGGGAAGAAAGAGCGTGCGGAGAGCCAAATAGGGGTCAGATAAACAGATTTTTTGTTTATCTTGTCGGCGACCGATTGGCTGACCGCGTCGATGACGTAGGCGTTTCCGTTCAGTTCAAAGGTCGCCCCTGTCAGTTCGGGGATGTGCTTGCGCTGCTTGGACAGGATGACGGCCTCGAAGTCCGCGAGCTCGACCTCGGCCTGTTTCATGTCCGAGATGGAGAACTGCCGGACGGCCTCGGTCTTGACGATCCACATGAGGACGATGGTCGAGTCGGGGAGGATGACGTTGATGGGCTGGCAGGCGCCGAGCTTGGAGGTCGTGGAGGTCACGACTGCTTGCCCTCCTTGGTTTCCGTTGCCTTGCACCATTCGATGACGGCTTCTTGTTTAGAAGAACCAATGTATCTAGGCTCAATAAATAACAACTTTGCCATCGCATCCCCCGCCTTGGTCAGCCGCTCGACCTCGGCCTTGAGGCGGGCGTTCTCGGCCTGCAATTTAGCGATTTCTTCATTGCAGGCGGCGACCGCCATGTCGGCAATCTTGAGGGGAATCATGCGCTCGCTCATTGGCGACCTCCCGCTTCAAAGTCGATGTAGGCGCGGTTGGCCTCATCGGTGTCGGGGAGGTGCTTGCCCATCTCGGTTCCGGCCTTGTGAAGGCGCTGGAGCTCGGCCTTGAGGTTAGCCACCGTCAGGCAGTCGACGCGTTCGTGGGAACGGATGACGGCTTCAAGGCAACGGACTTCAGCCTGGAGCGTTTGCACCTCGGCTTCCAAGGCGATGATGCGGCCCTTAAGGCGGGCGTTCTCGATGATGTCGTCGATGTTCATTTGGCGGCGTTGCGGACGGCCTGCTCGAAGGCGTGGTTGTCGATGGCCTTCAGTTGCTCGGGCGACAGGTCGCGGAGGGCTTGCCCGGTCTTCAGCCAGCCCTTGGCGATGAGGATTTCCACGGCGGCCTTCTCGAACTTGAGGTCGCCCATGAAGACCTTCGGCGCTTGGGGCTTGGGGGCGGAGGCTTGATGCCCGTCGTCATCGAGGTCGACCGAGATACCGCACGCGGTCTGAATGGACTGGCGGCGGATGTAGGTGATGGCACCCCCGACTTGCTGAGCGGTTAGACCCTCGGCCTTGACCATCAGTTTGCCGAAGCTGAACAGATGCCCGGAGGTGTGCAGCAGGGAGGTTGAAACGCCGACCTTGCCTTCCTCGGTCTCGAGCGTCTGGATCAGCGCAAGGTTATGTTCCGCAAGGACGGGCTTCACGGCGTCGAGCAGGGCGTCCAGCGAGACGTAGCGGGCCTTGAAGGCAGGATTGATGCGGTTAGCCCCGACGTTGTCCATCTTGGCGAGTGCCGCGATGACGTCAGCGTAGGGGTTGGACTGCTCCAGGGGTTGGGACTTTTCTTTGCTCATGGCTTGTTGTGGGTTGGTTGGTTGGGATTAGGGGAAAGAGACCATTTCGTCGACCGTCTTCTGGCTGATGCAGCGGAGCCGTCCTTCGTGGGACAGGAACCAGTAGCGGGTATTGCCGGCGGGACGGGGCTTGAGTTTGCGGGCGACCGTGCCGTCGGCGAGGACGATGTAGGACGACCCGGCGAGTTCGCGGTAAGTCGTGGCGGTCGGGGCGGTTTCGGGGAGGGACTTGGGAAGTTTCTTTTGGGACATGGGAAAGGGGGTCAGTTGATGGCACCGCGTCGGGCGGCGTCAAGGATGAGGAGGGCGTCGGCGTTCCAAAGGGTGACGGCCTCGTTGGGGAAGAGTTCGGAGGCCCGGGCCTTCAGCTTGTTTTTCCAAGCCGTGGTCGTGAGGTCGCCTTTCGTGCCGACGGGGTGGGCCTTCATCCAGATCGCGGGACGGATGCGGTGGACCTCCCACGCATGGGCGACGGCGCAACCATAGAGGACGCCCGTGTTCCACATCAGTTTGCCGATGGCTGAGCCAGGGATGCCTTTGCCGGCGAAGAGCGGAGGTTCCTCGAGATAGAGGACGACCGCCCTCGCGTTGGAGTTGATGTCCTTGAGCAGTTGGACGACGTCCCAGTCGGTGCCGGGCATCTTGTGCAGCTCGATGGTGCCTTCGGACGGAGTGAAGACGGCGATGCCTCCATTGACTCCCGGGTCCACGGCGACGATTGTTGGCTTGGTCATTTGGTTCTGGGGTCGCGCTCAAGTCGAGCCACGACGACGCGAGTGATGGTCGGGCAACGGCGGAGGTCAAACCCTTTAGAAGCAAAGCCAGAGAAGCCGAGCTGATGGGCGGCGTAGACTTCGCCGATCGTGGGCTTCCGTCCGAGCCGTGCCGTCAGCCGTTCCTCGTTGAGGGTCAGCCAAGAGGTGGCGTATTCACGGCCCACGCCTTCGTCCAAGGCCCACGAGTAATACCCGTAGGTCGGAAGGCCGTGGCGGGCTCGCCAGCGGGTCGTATCGGCCCACGCAGCAGGGAAGAATTGACAGAGGCCACGCTCACCAAGTCGCCCGATGGCCTTGGGGTTGCCGGAGGACTCGACGAAGATGATGGCCTCGACTTGTCCAGGGGTGACGGCGTGGAGGGTGGAGGCCGCGAGGAGGAGGAGAAGGGTTCTCATCGTCCGTCGATGGTCGGGTGAACCGAGCCGCCGAACGTCTCGCCGTTGCGATCCACATAGGACCAAGTGAGCAAGGCACGACAGCCGGTCGTGAGGTTGGCGTAGATGCTGACGAGTTTGCACCCGTGCAGCTGTTGGAGGTTCTCCTCGGCGATGGCGCCGCAGAGGATGATGCGTTCACGGGCAAACTTCTCCGTCCAGTCGCCTTGCAGGACGCGGTCCCGAGCGTAGGCGATTTGGTAGGAGAGGCCACGGATGACATGGGACGGGGAGGCCGTCATGTCGGGGGAGTGGGCGAGGGGGTCGGGCATGGGATTAGGCGTTGGGCTGGAGTTCGTAGGCGATGACCTTGGCTTCGTCGTCGGACTTCCAAGCCCCGCGGAACTCGGCGACCATGTCGTAGACCTTGAGGTAGCCGGCGATGTTGGCCTTCGTGACCACGGCGGCGAAGTCGGCGGAGACGGGGGCATAGTTGACGCGCTCGACGACAAGGCGGTTGTTGGAGTACAGGATGCCGTACAGCTCGTAGGAGGCACGGGTCTGGTTCTTCTTGCGCTGGTCGATGATGACGGCCTTGGCGGTTTCAACGCGTTCGGCGTCCGTGATCTGGATGAGTTTGGGTTTCATGGCTTGTTGGGTTGGGAGATTAGTACTTGTTGATGATGTCGACGAGGGACGGGCCGTCGGCGAGGGCGAGGATGTAGGCGGTCAGGGCAAGACCGGCGAGGAGGGCGAGGAGGAGTTTCATGGGTTGTTGGTGCGGGTTGGTTTGTGAGACCTTTAGGTTCAACAGTCAAGCCCTACTTCTAAAGCCATTATAAAGACGCCATAGGTGACGCGTTAAGCCCCTATCCCGCCCCTAAGACGCCACCCTTGACGGCCTACGGACTACCCCATTTGACCCCTCTGGCTTGCCCTAGGAGGCGTTTTGACGGCGGAAGCGTAGGAAGACCGCCACCCCCACCCCTAGGCACCCGACCGCCAATGCCCAGCCAAGGTCACGGCAGGCTTTCAGGCCGAGGGTCGCCGTCGTCAGTTGGCGCTCAAGGTTCGCGTCGTCGCTTTTCGTGCCGGCGTCCGTGATCAGCATGACCATTGCGGTCGTGTCTTGGAACGAGCTGAGGATATAGTCCGAGATGTAGGCCACGCTCATGGCCCCGACCGCCGAGCAGATGAGCAAGGCCACCGTGGCGTACATGACGTTGCGGTCATCGCTTCCGCTTGGCGGGTTTCTTTTTGCCATTGGTGGGAAGTTTCTTCGTGACCTTGGCGACCTCGGCTTCGCCCCGGGCTTTGATGTACTTGCTTAGGTAATCCAAAAGTTCTGGGGCGGAATAGCCACAGGCTCCAACGACTGCCATGCGTAGACCAGGAGAAGCGATGTGGTCTTGGATGCCGTAGCCGACGATGCAGGCCGTGATGGCGGCGGCGCTGACGCGGCGAATTACCCAGCCGATTGAGACTGGTTCCGTGCTGAGGAGAAGACGAGCCGTAGCCGCCAAGCCTCCGAGGATGGACGCGACCAGACCGTCCTTGATTAGCGACTGCGTGGCCTCCGCGTCGACTGGGGCAGGGGGCGGACTCATTTGCAGGTGCGGCGGTAATTCTCCCGCCAGAGGACTTCGGTGACGACGGAGGTCAGCCGACGGACATCGGCCTCGGTCAGTTCAAAGTCGCCGACATGGAGAGCCTCATGGACGACGGTGTTGAGGCGGGACTTCTCGGTCTTGTGCTTCTTGGAGATGAGGATGGTATAGTCATCCCCTTCCTTGATGGCTTGGCCCAGGAGATGCCCGTGCATCTTAGCCTCCTTGATTTTTATCTTCTTCTTGAGGGCCATGGGATTTCAAGTGTCCGCTGTAGAGATGCCAGCCGGCAAGGATGAGGCCGACAAGGAAGAGACCGCCCACGGATGGGAGAAACCAAGGCGAGTCGAGGAGGAAGGGGACGGCACCGATGCAGACGCCCGAGACGAGCAAGCCCGCCCCGATCATGACGCGACCGAAGGCGATGGCGAAACCACCGAGGACCATCATCCCGGCGGCGACCATGGCGTACAGGTTGCGCTGTCCCTCCTTCTTGGCCTCATCGACCTGTTTCTTCAACGTGTCGATTTCGCCGACCATCTTGGACATGACCTCGGCGTTGGCCTTCTGCTCGGACTCGAGCTTGTGCCACATGGCGTCGATGTCGGCCTTGGCTTTGGCGGCGGAGGCCACGCTCGCTTCGTAAGACTTGGGGTCGGCCTTGGTTGCCCGGGCTTGGGCGAAGGCAAGGTCGGTCGGGGAGGGCTGAGGCAAGCCCGCTTGGGCCACGGCGAGTTCCGAACGGACGATGGCGGGTTCGTCGGCGTGTGCCTTGGCGACGGCAACGGCTGCGGCGGTACGCGACTCCAACTTGTCCTCCTTCTTGCCGACCACGTCCAGCGTCCCCTGCTCGGGCACGGGTTCAGGGACGGGCGGCGGAGTCGTGGCACATCCAGCCAGGAGTAGAGCAATGACCAAAAGCGGACGCATGATGGTCAGCCCGTTGGGATTAGCGACCCTTCAGCGCGTCGACGATGGTCTTGCCCTTGGCTTCGGCGGCCTTGAGTTTCTCGATGTGCTTGCGGTAGATGAGCAGGCCGGCGACGAGACCGATGAGCAGGCCGGTGACGAAGAGGATGAGGGAGAGCATGGTTGGTTAGGAGATGATCAGTCCGAGGGCCGCATACTTGGCGACGAGTTCTTCGCGGGTGACGGCGAAGTCCACGGGGACGAAGTAGATGTAGCGGTCGCCCTTGCGGACAGCCTGGACGAAAGCCTTCTTGCCGACGACATAGCCGACGAAGCGGTCGGAGGGGTGTGTGCCTTGGGTGGTCATTAGATGGTGAAGGATGAGTCGATGCCGTTCACGCGGACCTTGTAGGGGCCGGAGCCGACGGAGCCGGAAAGGCTATAGGTTGCGCCGCTGAAGCCCGTGCAGTTTTCGTAGGTCGCCGAGTTGTCCACGATGCCCCAGTTGGTCGTGAGGTTGGAGATGAACTGAGGGACGTTGGAGAAGCAGATGTCGCCCGTCGAGCCGGAGGACTGCGTGTAGATGATGTTGGCGATGGCGTCCGCCATGGCTCGGTCGGGATTGAAGGCCGTCTGCTGGATGGTCGAGTCGCTGAAGGTGATGCCAGTACCAGTCACCGATAGACCACTTACACCCGTTCCAAGGTTGCCGAAGTTGAGGGCCGAGCCGTCCAGGGAAGTGAAGTTGTCCGAACCATCAATCGATCGAACGGTGCCGCCCGTGACATTGATGGAGGTCGTGCCGTTGGGGATGACGAAGTTGCTGGGGTTCGTCAGCGGGTAATAGGTCGAGGCCGCTGCGGACGAGGTGAGATACCCTTGTGCCTTGACGAAGGCCGTGGTGGAGATGGACGTGTCGTTGTCCGAAGTCGCAGGAGTAGGCGCCGTCGGGTTGCCCGTGAAGGTCGGAGAGGCGAGAGGGGCGTAGCCTTGGGCCTTGACGAAGGCCGTGGTCGCGATGCTGGTGTCGTTGTCGGCAGTCGCAGGGGTGGGTGCGGTCGGGTTGCCCGTGAAGGTCGGGGAGGCGATGTTCGCCTTGAGGTTGTCGGCGGTCGTCACGAAGGCCGTGGTGGCGAGGGCCGTCGTCGAGTTGCCCGCCGTTTGGGTGACGGCAATCGTGCCAGTCGGGAGACTGGGAGTTCCCGTGAAGGTCGGGGAGGCGAGGGGGGCCTTGAGGTTCAAGACCGTGTTGAGATCCGTCTGGTCGGAGAGGGTTCCGGTGATCGCGCCCCATGCAACGCCACCGCCACCCGAGACGGTCGCCCACTTGAGTTCCGTTCCGTCGAAGGACAGGACTTGCCCGGTCGTCGGGGCCGTAGCGTTCAAGGTCGTCGCCGCCGCGTTGGTCAGGGACGAGATGGAGAGCTTCGGGGAGAGCAGCGAGTCGACCGAGGCTTTGCTGTAAAGGTTGATTGCCATGTCTTAGGAAATGATGAGTTGTTCCCACGCGCCGTTCTTTCGGACGTAGGGGGAGCCGTCGGAAGGGGCGTCGGTGAGAAGCCCAGCGGTCGCCGCCGTCTTGTTCTTCCAGAGGGAGGTTGCGGACTCGTAGACGAGCAGGTCGCCGTTAGCCACCGAAGCGATGGCGACGTTGTGCAGTTCCTCCAGCTCGTAGCCGTTTTGGATGCGGACGAGGACGGTCCCTTGGTTGACGTGGACACGCTCGACGATGCCGATGTAGACCATGTGGTTCGGCGCCGAAGGCTTCGTGGTCGTCCAGGCACCCGCCGTGGTCGGGCTAAGGTAGAGTTGCTGGCCTTCGGTGTAGGCAGACGTGTCGAGGTTCTCGACCAGCCCAAGGACGCAGACGTAGCCGTTTTGGTTCGTCAAGATGTCCGTGATCACGATGCCGAAGGTCTGGGCGGAGGTCGCGTCGCCCGTGGCGATGGCCTTCGTGACCGTGACCTTGTTGCCGGCCCCGCCGTTGATGTAGACGACCGTGCCCTTCGTGAGGGTCGCACCCGTCTCGTTGCGGACCTGTGCCCGCACTTGGGTCGTCGAGCCGGAAGGGAAGCCGAAGTCGAAGACGGCGTTGAGGTTCGTCCCGCTGTTCGTGACCGTGGGGGTCGCGTCAGGGGCGAGGGCCGTCACCGTGCCGATGGCGATGGTCGCCGCAGGGCCGGGGGTGCCGAGTTCGACGGACAGGACGGCAGGTGCCGTGGCGAGGACGGAAACCGACAGGGTGCCCGTGGTCTCGGCAATCGTCACCGAGAGCGTCCCCAGGACTTCAGACGAGATGGAGATGGGCATCGGGGGTTAGTCGGTGACTTGGTCGATGACGTTCAGACGCATCGTCTCCGAGTAGAAGATGGTCGTCGAATAGGCGAACTTGATGTCCCAGCGGGCGTTGCCGAGCGTCCATTTGGTCGTATCGGGAACGGAGGCCACGAAGGACAGGCCGTCGCCGGCTACGGTGATCGTGCAGGGGTAGGTGTTGTCGTCCGAGTCGATGATGCTCGAGGTGATGGTCGTCGTCAGCAGGTTGGCGGGACCGCCCGCTTGGGGGGTGTAGGTCACGGTGCCCGCGAAGGTCGTGCCGCGCTTGAAGGTGACGGTGGTCGAGCAGGTCATGGCGTCTTAATGTTGGCGGGATTGGAAGGGGGGCGTCAGATGGTGATGCTTTCCGTGGGGTTGGCCCCGCCCGACCACTTGGTCGACCCGGTATAGTTGCCTTCCCAAGCGATTTGCTCGGTCTCGTAGTCGGGGGTCGTCCACCATGAGGGAGGCGTGAAGCCGTCATCCTCCCAGCGATAGGGGCCTTCGTAGAAGATATTGAAGGGGATGGTGATTGGGCCGACGAGGTGCTGGGTGATGACCCAAGAGGTGGTCGCGTTGTTCCAGGAGATGGTGGCGATGCGGAGGCGCTGGCAGTTGTAGTTCTTCAGCTTGTTGACTTGGTCGATTTCAAGGTTCCCTTCGACCTCATAGGGCGGGTCGGGGATGGTGATGGACACCGGGGCGTACTCAAAGGCGTTGGTCCAAGTCTGGCGATCGCAGTCCCCTTCTCCGAGCCAAGGGGTGGTCTTCGTGTAGGCATCACCGCCGACCTCCATCAGCGCCGCGTATGGGACGCCAGCCGTCAGGGTTCCGCTTGCGATGTTATAGTGGTTAAGGATGACGCTGAAGACGTAGGACTTCGTCGTGGCAGGAGCGACAGGAGGGACGAGGGTGAAGGTCGCCCCTTGGTCGATGAGGTCGTTGTTTGCCGTGACCGCAGCCGTCTTGGACCCGGTCGGGTAGACCGCCATGCCGACCAAGTTATACTCGCGGAGGCAACTGAGGAAGGAGTTGTCGGCGGTCCGGCAGATGACGCGGAGGCGGGAGAAGATTGCGTTGTTCGTGCCCGTGACGATTTCGGCCTCGCCACCGCCGTCGGGGACGAAGTTCTGGGGGGCTACGCTGACCAAGGAAGACCAAGGCTGATTGATGTCCAAGGTCGTCCCGCTGCTCGACGCGCTGAACGAAAGCCCGACTCCTGGTTGGATGCTCATCAGATGTTAACGTAGACGAAGGCGTCCCAGCCTGCCTTGGAGTAGCGGATCTCGTAGTTGATTTTGTAGAGTGCCCCGAACTGCTCGACGTTGACTTGGGAGAGGAGGTTCTTGTGGCCTACGGCAGCGACCGTGCCGATGGGTGCCCATGCAGGGAGCAAGGCGAAGACGCCCCAAGAGGTCGTTGCGGTTGCCGTATTGAGCAGGGCCAAGAGGGCTTGCACATCCGCAAGGGTCGTCGAGTACATGACGCCGGAGTAGGAGGTCGTAGACGCGAGGTAGTTGGTCTTGCCGTAGAGGCTGGGGAACGATGGGTCGACGAAGCCGATGAAGCGACCGCCGTTCACGGACTCGAAGCAAGCGCCGTTGATGCCCATGTAGGACTTCTCTGGCCTAGATGGAGTCGTCTTGGACATGACGATCGGACCCGTGCTGCTTTGCGTGTATGGTCCGGGGCCAGCGATGTCGCCCGCGTAGCCTGAGCCGGCGGGGTTATTGAAGAAGGCCGGATGCGAGGTGATGGGTTCGCTCGTCAGGCCGTTTGCCGCGGAGGTGTTGGGGTTTGTGCGGACGCCGCTGTTGACGGACGGGTCGATGCCGACGTAGTCCACCGTGACGGTGGCGATGTCCAGGGCGTCCCAGCTGATGCGCCACTTATCGATTTTAAGGTAGGAATAGGACGGGTCGGGGTGCGCCGTACCCTTGACGAGGAAGGCCGTGAGGGCGGAGGTCGTGTCGGCCTTGTATACGCTGACCGAGGTGTGCAGACCGAAGCCGTCCGAGACGACCGTCCAGCCGGATTGCAGGATCGGGGCGACAAGGTCGTTGCCGGTGTTTTTAATAGCCATAAATTAGATGGACCCGCGACGAGATGCCGCGTTGAGGGGTTGCTTCGTGAAGTCGGTCGGTACGCCTCCGCCGCCTCGGCTCATTTCCTCGAGCAGGGCGGTCTGCTTGCGGGCTTCTTCGAGCTGTAGGGTCATGGCCTCAATGACGGGATTTGAACCAACGCCGACGACATTGCCGAAACCTTCGGGGGCTTTGAAGCCTGTCGGTCCGGTAGTTGCAGACGGTTTATCTTCAAAGATTGGCTTGTATGCTTTACCTTCTTCAGAGTTTAAAAACGCTTTTAACGCTGCGGCCTGAAGAGCTGGGTCGCTTGGATCGTTATAAGCCAATGCGCCTACTCCTGACATTCGAGTACGTCGACCGCTACGGCCGCCATAGAGTTTATCTTCAGCCGCCTTGCGTTGAGCAAGCAAGGCTTCACCTTCTGGAGTCTTTAAAAACTCAGCTGTCATTTCTCGCTTACCTCCTTTTACTTCAGCCATTTCTTTTTCGCGAGCCATCTTGGCCTTAATAAAATTAGCGAGTCTCTTTTCTTCTTCTGATGCGTAGATTGTGTTGCCTTTTGCCATTAAATCAAGACCGGCTTGAGCGTCGGCTTTTGCTTGGGCAATAGCATTAGAAATTAAAGACATTACCGATTGCAAGATAATGACGGGGGCGATGAAGCCCAAGGCGATGTCTTTGAAAGCCGTGTTGAACTTTCTCCCAATAGCGTCTAGCTGACCTTCAAAACTAGACGTTGCCGCCTTGGCCTTGTCCATGGCCTGCGGGACGTCGGAGGTCGTCTTGATGTTTACTTCGAGGGATTGGGCCATGTTAGTCGGTCTTCTCCTTTGCAGGATTGGAAGCGGACGCGGCTTGCTCGGAGGCCATGAAGGCTTCCTCCTCGGGGGTCATGATCGCCACCTCGGCACCCTTGCGGATGGCTAGGGCTGAGTTCAGCCAGATGGCTTGGCATTCCGGCATCTCCCAAGCCCGCTTTTCCTCGATGCCCGACGCGATGAGGTTGGCGACGATGGCTAGGGGCCAAGGGACGCCCTTGTTGCCTCCGCTCTTTTTGCCGTCCTGCTCCCAGAACTTTGGCCAGTCGTTGACGAGGACATAGCCGGCGAACGCCTTGAGCAGTCGCTCAAACTTGGCTGGGTTACGGTTAAGGTACAGGATGCGCAGCTTGTCCCGCCATCCGATTTCACCGAGCGGTTCTTCGGCGCACACTTGGCAGGCGAAGATGAGGTCGGCGGGGGAGACCATGCCTTCCCCCGTAATCAGCGGGGACTTGAAGGCCATCAGCCTCACGCGGTACTTGAGGCACCACGGGTAAAGCGTTCGACCCAGAAACCTTGGAAGAGGTGCCGGGTCGATGAAGGCATTCAGAAAGCGTTCGTCCATTCCTGGACTATGCCCCTGCCGTCCGCTGGGTCAATTAAGGCGTGATACCTTCGTAGTCGACCGCCGTGATCGTGACAGAAGTGAAGTCCTTGTTGGACCCCTTCTGGGAGACGCCGGTAATGGTGCCGACGTAGGAGACAGACTTGGCGCCGCTTGGGTAGGCCGTGTCGGCGTTGATGGTGAACGAGAACGAGTCGCCGATGGTCGGCATGGTCGCCGTCTTGCAAATGCCGTCCACGGTAATCTCAGTCTTGCGGTCGTCGTAGCGGGCCGTCTTGGTCAAGCCAGTCTCGTCAGCCACCGTGCCCGACAGATTAAAGGTCGCGTTGACCGTGTAGGACTGCACGAAAAGGTTCGTGACGGTACCGTTGATGCCGAAGAGGCAGGTGGTTCCAGTAGAGACGGCGGCCATTTGTCTTTGCCCTGTTTGGAATAACTAATCAAGGGGCGAGGCAGACCATCACCGAGAAGGAGAAGGAAGTCGCCCAGGAGCGTTCGTCCACCCCTTCGTCCTCGGAGCCGATGGTGACGTCGTAGCAGGACGCGTCGGCCCCAGCCGTGAAGGCGGCTTGGATGCTGGCGAGGTCACGCATATTGCCGACCAAGGCGGCGCAACGGAGGCGGTGATCGGCGAGGGTCGTGTCGTCGGCGTTGGAGAAAAGGGTGATGCGGACCGAGCAGTCGTAGTTGCCAGCACCTTCGGGGAGGCTACCGGGCGGGCGGGCGGAGTCGCAAAGGACTACGGCCTTCGGGAGGGTCTGGGTCGCGGAGGAGTCCCCCGTCAGGAAGGAGACCGTGGTTAGGCCCGTCTGCGTGGACAGGTAGGTGGCGAGCGTGGACTCGACGATGTGGCGGATGGATTTGGTGCCCATAAAGGTTATTTGCGGTTGAACTTGTTGATGTCTTTGTCGACGAGGTTTCGGATTTTGGCGGGCATTTGTTGAAC